AGGATCTGATGATTTTGCAATGCAGGTCATTAAATTAAATCAAGAAAAAAATACTGGAACTGTTGTGCATAGTTATGCGATAGCTGGAACCACATTAAAAGAACATATATTCTATTTTCATTACTTGCTAACAAATTTTAATATTGTTTGCATGGTTGGTGACTATAATGGAGGCGTTCAATTTTTAAATTCAGTGAATGAAAGTGAGCTTTTTAAAAGCACAAAGATTAAAATTGAAACATTCGATGCTGATTTCGAAAATTTGCAAGAATATAATGAAGCAATCAAAAATTGTAGAAATCAATACAATGTATCACAAAAAAGAATATGCCATTTAAGAAAGCCATCTTCTGGATGGATTAGGTACGCAAACGAATTATTACAAGCAGGCTTTGATCATAAAAAAATATTTTTTGCTGGAGCAGCAATGAATGATGACTACCAAACACAAAGAAATAAAAGCATTCCAATAGATAACATTAAGTTTTTACGTGTAGAGGATGAAAACCAAGGCTCTAGCGCAAAAATGATTGATTTTATTGAGCATCAAAAGGATATGTTAGATTTAACTAAGGCTGAATGCGCTCTTATTCAACCAAGTACGACAGCAAATGGCACTCAAACTTTTGACTTGCCTCCAAATCTAAAAGGGCAAAAGGGTCCAGACAGAGCAAGAAAAGATTCTTATTCAGCACTTATTTTAGGCAATTGGATTATGAATGTTTATTATGACATGATGAATGTAGTAGTTCAAAAACCAACTACGTTTACGCCAATGTTTATAAAGTAACTTTAAAGTCAACTTTTAAGTGTAATAAATTCGTATGTCTGAAAAAAGGAAGTATAATAAAAAATCGGAATATTGGAACAGGTTTGGTAAAGAGTCGTTTCCAAGCGAAGTAAAAATTATTCAAGGTTCCGTTTCCGTATCAGTGCCGCCAGTTTCAGCTGGGCAACCATTTTATACTTCAGACGCATCTTATTCAAGAACTGGAGATTCAGCATCAAATTCAAACAATAGAAACAACTCAGCAAGAGTTAATAGATCTGCTTTATCTAATGTAGTTAATAGATTTAGCAGCATTAGATCTGGATTGTTGCCTTATGAATATGCTTCCGATGGCGTGAACGTAAGAGAGGCTATCGAACTCTGCCAAAAAGCTTATGCAAATGTTGCAATTTTTAGAAATTCAATTGATGTAATGGCTGAATTTGCAAATTCAGAAATTTATTTAGAAGGTGGCAATAAAGCATCAAGAGATTTCTTTTATAGATGGTTTAATAAGATTAGATTATGGGATTTGAAGGATCAATATTTTAGAGAGTACTATAGAAGCGGAAATATTTTCCTTTACAGGATTGATGGGCAGCTTTCCTTAGAAGATTTTTCAACACTTTCTAAAACTTATGCTGCCGAAGGCTTAAAACCAGATAAAGTCCCAATTAAATACATTCTGCTTAACCCATTCGATATTGTAGCTCAAAGAAGTTTAAGTTTTGTTGGAACTTCTTATCAAAAAATTCTTTCAGAGTACGATATGGAAAGATTGCGTAATCCAAAGGATGATTACGACAGAGAAGTTTTTAACGCCTTGCCAAAAGATGTAAAAGAAAAAATAGAAAAAGGCCAGTATTATTCAAGAGGACTTTTAATTGAAATTGATAAAGAAAAAGTCTCATATAGTTTTTATAAAAAACAAGATTATGAACCTTTTGCGGTTCCATTTGGTTTTTCTGTATTAGAGCCAATTAATGCGAAGTTGGAATTGCAAAAAATGGATCAAGCAATCACAAGAACTGTTGAAAATGTTATTTTATTAATAACAATGGGAGCAGAACCAGAGAAGGGTGGCATTAATGCTCAAAACCTTCATGCGATGCAACAACTTTTTATGAATGAGAGTGTTGGTCGCGTATTAGTTTCAGACTACACAACTAAAGCAGAATTTATTATTCCAGATATATCAAAAATTATTGGACCAGAAAAATATCAAGTATTAAACGAAGATATTAGAAATGGTTTGCAGAATATAATGCTTGGTAGCGAAAAATACAATACTACAGAAGTAAAAGCTCGTATTTTCATGGATAAATTGAATGAAGCTAGACGAGCATTTTTAAATGACTTCTTGCAAAGAGAAATAAATAGAACTGCAAAAAATTTAGGCTTTAGACAAATTCCTGTCGCTAAATTTACAGATATCGATTCAAAGGATCAAACTGAATTGCTAAGGATTACGACTAGATTAATGGAATTAGGAATTATTACTCCTCAACAAGGTTTAGATGTGTTTAATACTGGCAGATTTCCAAATTCTGAAGAGATTGGTTCAACTCAAGATCAATTTGTTTCAGAAAGAAAGAAAGGTTATTATAATCCTTTAGTTGGTGGAGTTCCAGTTATCGCGCCACCAGCTCCAAAACTTCCACCAGGAGCTTCTCCAGCAGTAGCAAAGCCAGCGGCTCCAGCAAAAAATACTACTCCTAAAGTAGCTGGAAGACCAGTTGGTAAAAAAGCTCCAAGCAAAACCATTAAAGGATATTCTCAAAAAAATATTCAAAAAGTAATATATAGCGCTGAAACTTTAAAGGAAAATATTGAAAAATTACTTTTGAAAAAATTCGAAAAACAAGAACTAAGTAAATCTCAATCAGAAATGGCAGATAAGTTATGTGAGTCAATCGTTTGCTCTTCAGAAATGCGAGATTGGAATGAAACAGCCGAATCTTGTGTAAACGATATAGATCAAATCATTGAACTCCAAACTATTAGTGAAATTTTAGATATTTCTGGAGAGCATGAGTTAGAAACTTATCCATCTGCAATTTTATACCATTCAGAAAAAAATGAGCAAATATAAATATATCTCAAACTTCACAATTGGGCAAATTAAAGTTTGCCCCATTATTGATACCTTTTCAAAAGCATCTTTGGAGCATCTAGCTCCACTTATTCCAAACAATGAAGTAGATCTTAACGAAAATATTGATCTTTTGGGAGTGGCTTTTAATGCCGCAGTCGTAAATCGCTTTAATAAAAATGATGACGGCATTGATACGGAAACTGCGCTAAGAATTGCAAAACTTTTTAAGCATAAGCCGACAAATATTGAACACAAAAAGGATAAAGTGGTTGGTCATATTTTAACTGCTGGATTTAGTTCTTATGGAGAGAATAAAATTTTAACTCCAGATGAACTTGATGGATATTCAGACGCTTTCAACATAGCGCTTGGCGCAGTTGTTTATAAATTTGTTAATAAAGAATTTGTTAATGCTTTACAAGCTTCTTCGGAAGATACGAATAGCGAGTATTATGGAAAAATATCAACAAGTTGGGAATTAGGATTTAATGAGTACAAAATTGCAATAGGTTCTGAAAATTTAAAAGAAGCAGAGATCGTAACAAACGAAAAACAAATTAATGAATTAAAGGGTAAGCTAAAATCTTATGGAGGATCTGGAAGATTAGACGATGGAACAAAAATTTACAGACTAGTTGTGGGTGAAGTTTATCCACTTGGTATTGGATTTACTACTAATCCAGCCGCTGATGTTAATGGCATTATTACTGAAAGAGCTGACAATTACGAAATTAAAGAGGAGCCTAAAGCTAAAGTATATCAGTATAAGTCACACTTTTTTAACAAAAAAAATTCCCATTCAAAAAATAACGATGTAAATTCTCAAAAAGAAAGTGATATGAATTTAGACAATTTTATTTCTGAAGTTAAGGAAGCTTTAACCGAAAAGAAAGTCTCTCAAGAGACTGCAGCTAACATGACTGCTACTTTCACTGAAGCTATTAAACAAAAAGATGCGGAATATCGCCAACAATTAGATGCTGCCAAATTAAACCAAGAAGCATCTGAAAAAGAAAAACTAGAACTTAAAGCCTCAGTTGAAGAAGTAAAGCAGCAATTGGCCGATGCTCTTTCCAAGCTTCAAGAATTCGAAGATCATAAAAAATCTGAATTAGCTAAAGCTCGTTTCAATCAAAGAATGCAAGAAATCGATGAAGCTTTCGATCTAGACGACGAAGATCGTCAAATTTTGGCTGCAGACATTCAATCTTTAGACGAATCAGAAGAAACTTTCGCTGCTTATAAAAATAAAATGGCAGTTCTTTGGAAGAATAAGAATAAAAAAGCTAAAGAAGAAAAAGAAAAAGAAATGAAGGCTGCTATCGATGCAGAAGTTGAAAAAAGACTTTCTGAATTCCAAAAATCCAAAGCTTCAAACTCAGTAGATGAAATTTTAGACAATGCTAAAGCTGTTGAGGCTGGAGTACCAAACAATAATCAAGAATCTTCAAAACCAAACAAATCCCTTTACGAAAAATTCTCAGAAGCTTTCAAAAGGGAAAACATCACAATTTCTTAACAGAAAAATCAACAATATAAAACATTATGGGCAAAAGACTATTACCCTTTAGACAATATAACGAGCATGAAGTTATCAACATGTTCGCACTCGATGATAGCGTTTTAACAGCTACTCAAAGTATCACAGAAACTCATTCTGGCGATGCTGGAGTTTTCGTTAAAGTTAGCGCTGGTGATTTGGATGCAGATCCAGTTACATACACTTCTGATTCTTACTTAGGTAAGACTGATTTTCCGTATGTCGGAGCAAATGGTTATCCAAAAGTCAGCTTGAAAGTAACTCCTGCTGCTTCTGGAGATAGATTCCCACTTGGGATCACTCTCTTTGAAACTGCAAAGTATGACGAGAATGGTGAAAAACTTCTCTATTATCCTCAAAAAGCTATGGATCATCAAGTCCTATTGCCTGGACAAGCTGTACCAATCGCTACAAGAGGTGTATTCACATTAAGTTCCGCAGCAATTGATGGATCTTTAACTGTTGGATCTTCTTTCAAACTTTCAGCTAACGCTGGAAAAATCACTGGTGCTGGTCTTAATGACGCAGTAGCACTTGGAACAGTTTTAGCAAAAGGAACAAGAGGAGATAATGGAATTTCCTATAAGTTGAAAGATGGCTCAACTCAAGGAGACGCATTCTCTGGTTCTTACGCGATCATCAAACTAGGTTTCTAATTTAAATAAAATAAAGATATGAAAATCTCACTCAAAAGAACTCCCGAACAGATCGAATTGGTAAAGGCTATGGCCTCCAAAAATCGTGACGTTGCATATGAAGCTCAAGTAGCTTTAGCGCAATTTCTTGGACCTGTTCTCGCTGAAGTAATCAACAACGCTCCTGTGTTGTCGAATCTCTTCTCAACTCTTCAATTCAATGCTGAAGATAATCCTTCAATTCCTTTGGATTTGTATTACGACATCACTGATGAAGATTATATCACTGTTTACAGCCAACAAGTAGCTGGTGGTCTTCCCACTAACCAAGTGTTGCCTGTCACTCAAGAAATGAAGTTGACCACCTACACTCTCGATTCTGCCCTCAGTTTCGATAAGCGTTATGCAGCTAAGAGCCGCATGGATGTGGTTAGCAAAACCTTCACCCGCATGGCTCAAGAAATTCTTTTCAAGCAAGAAAGAACTTCTGGAAACTTAATTTTGACATCTTTGGCTAACGCTGAAACAAATGGTAAAAAGCACATCCAAAGAGCTAATGCAACCAATCGTTTCTTGCTTCAAGACATGAATGAACTTCTCACTCTCTCACGTAGAATTTTCACTACGTTCTCTGCTGGTACTCCTGCAGGTGGAGTTTCTGGAATGGGAATCACTGATTTGATGATTTCTCCAGAAATCGAAGAAGAACTTCGCGCAATGGCTTACAATCCAATTAGCACTAAAGGTGTTTTGAATGAAACTCCAGATGGCAGCAACCCTGGTATCGCTGCTCCTGAGTCCGTTCGTGTTGGATTGTTCAATGGTGCTGGTGTTCCTTCTTTCTATGGAGTTAATTTATTGATCTTCAATGAATTTGGCCTTGGAAGAAAGTTCAATACAATCTTTGACACTGTAGCAAGCACAACTCAATGGCTCAAAGCTGATGGTGGCTATGTTGGTGCTAATGCTGGATCTGGAAATGATTTCGATGGCACTAAGGACGAATTGTTACTTGGCATCAATCGTAATCGTGAATCATTAATTCGTGCAGTAGCGACTGATGGCGAAAATGGTTCTGAATTCAGCTTGATTGCTGATGATCAATACAGCATCCGTCAAGGTAAGATTGGTTACTTTGGTTCTCTTGAAGAAGGACGTATGGTACTCGATACACGCGCACTCTTCGGCAAGATTGTCAAACGTTCCTAGTCTGAATTAACAAATTAAAACTTGGCCGCTCCTTTAAAGAGCGGCCATTTTTTTTATAATAAATAGCATGAAAAATATCGACGATCTAGAACAAACTAATGGAAAAGATTTTGTAGAAAAACAAAAAGCTTTGGAAGAATTACTTGGTGTAAATAAAATTAGTCCATTTGGAACAAATGAACTAGAAGTATTTGAAGAGAATTTAAAGCAATCTACTCAATCAGACATGCAAAGGTTGGCTCAAAGAGTGGGTTTAAATCCTTTCTTGGATAAAAGTAGATTAAAAGCTTCATTAGTTAAAGAATTTAAGTCTTACACAAAAAATTCAAGAAGAAATTTGATCCCTCAACCAGTAAAAGAAATAAAATTGGATAAAAATAATCCAGAACACACTCAAACTATTAGAATTTTAGGAGAAACATTTTAATGAGTCAATTAGGAATATTAGCCAGTGGCATATTTAGAACTGAATTCGATTCGGATTCTTCAGCAGTAAGCTATCAGCATATTTCTGGTTGGTTTGATGAAAATTTGGGATTATTGAATACAATGTTGAATACAAATTTTTCTGGATCTAATCCCAGTCTTGGTTTGGAAGAACAAGCAATATATAAAGAAATATACTTATATAATTTTTATAATAAACAGTCTAGGAATATTTTAAGAGGAATCACTGCGACATCAAATGCTGGAGATAATATTCTTTCAGTTTCTGACGGAGATAATCAAATTACTTTCGTTAATAGAAATGAAGTTGGAAAAGTTTATAGAGATCTTGCAAAAGAATCAAAACAAAAACTAGACGGTTTAGTTGGTAAATACAATATTTATCAAGCAAAACCGCTTCAAGTTGGAGGTTATGAGTCTGTTTCTATTTCTGGTTCTATTTTGGATTATTCTTCTTCTGCCGATGGAGATGTGTTGCCAGAATCAAACGATGGAATTTATGATGCTGGCGAAGATGTCTAATAATTAAGTGTAATTATGTAAAATGTCTACATATCTCAGATTTTTACAAAGAAGAACTTCCATAACGGGGAGAGTTCCAGAAGTTACTGGATTATGTAGTGGCGAACTTTATGTTCAACTTGCCGATGAAACAATTTACTATAGAAATTGCGATCAGCAATTAACTACAGTTCTAACAGATGGTTATGCCTGTGGGCAAAACGTTATAAAATTTAGCGGTGCCGAAAGTGGTGATTTTCCGCTTTGGAATGGAAGTAATTTTATTGCTTATAGTACTGGAGATCTAGCCTCCGCTATTCAAACTTGTAGCGTTGACTTAACGCCTTATGAAACGACTGGATATGCGCGAGTCTGTTATATAACAACTGGTCAAACAGGATCGTTCGCAACTTCAAGTTCTATTTTTGAAACTGGTAGTGGTATAAATTCATATGGTTTAAAAAATGCCAATAATCAAGTAATTGGAAACTATGCTCTAGCGATTGGTTCTGAAAATATAGCCTCTGGCGATTATTCTCAAACATTTGGCTCAAATATTATTACAAAGCAGTATGGAGAAGTAGCTTTTTCGAACGGTAGGTTTTCTGAAGATGGAGATTCTCAATATTCTTTCGTAATTGGAAGAGTAGCCACAACAAATTCTTCAGCAACAAAAATTCTTATTGATGGACAAGATTCAATTGTAAATTTAGATTTAAAAAATCATATATTATTTACCGCAAATATTGTTGGTGCTGGTAATGGTAAATATGCTTCGTTTGAATTGAAGGGAATGATTAAAAGATCAAATACTGAATCTGTTTCTTTTGATTCTGTAGATTTCACTAATAGTGTTTCAAAAGTAATTTTCGCAAGAACACATTTTAGTTATGATGTTAATGCTATTGCAAGCAAAATTGATGGATCTTTAAAGATTGAAGTAATTGGAGATTCTTCTAGCCAAATGAGATGGTTGGCTAAAATAGATCTCTTAAAAATTAATTCAACCTATTCTTAAGTACAGTGTAAAACCTATATAGTATGGCCATAAAGTTTAATCACGTAACAAATACAATTTCTTTTACATCTGGTGCTTGTTCAGCATCGTTTGTTGATTCTTCTGCTACTGGTATTTTTGAAACTACTGGCTATGCACGCAATTGTTTTGTAAATACAGGTCAGACAGGAAGTTTAAATTATGTTAAATGTCCATCTTCTCCAAGTGCTGGTTGTGTGATTTGTTATGATGGATCAAACTGGGTTGCTGGCACTTCCGCTGGCGGTGGTGGTGGCGGAACTACATTACCAAATGGTTCGACCGAAAATTCTGCATTATGCTGGGATGGAAGTGCTTGGACTACTGGACAAACTTATGTAGCAACTGGTCAAACTGGTAATTTTAATCCATTCATTTCCGATACTGTAAATTGTAATTTGAATTATAAGTATGATTTAAATACAGTTTCTAATTCTACTGGTTCTGCTGTTTTTCAAGGCAACAATAACTTAATTACGGGACAATTAAATTCTCAAATAAATAATGGATCTTTCAATTGTATTACTCAATTAGGGTGTTTCAATTACATAGAAAATGGATTTACTAATTGTATTTTTAGCGGATCGTGTTTTTCAGAAATTTTAAATGGTGCTCGCAATTCCATATCTGGAGGATTTTATTCTTCAATTCTAAATGGTAGTGGGAATTTAATTAGGGGTGGAAGTGCAATGACTATAGTCAATAGCTTAACTTCAAGTATTTGTGGAATTGGAACTTTCAGTGCTACTATACTTGGCGGATGTTGTAATGGGGTTAACCTCTCATCTAGATCTTCAGTTATTGGTGGACAAAATAATTTTATCTGTTCAGCTTCAGTTGATGCAGTTGTAAATGGTGGACGAGGTAATATAATCAATGGTGCATCTCTATCTGTAATTGTTGGTGGAAGTTGTAATAGATTATGCCATTCAAGTAGTTTTGTTCAAAGCGGTAACATAATTATTGGTGGAGAGAGTTCTAGAATTGGCGGATGCTTTAACACAAATAATAATACAATTATAAATTCTTGCTGTGGATGTATTTGTTCTGGATCTTTTAATACATTAATTAACGGCACAAACTCTTGCTTAATGACGGGAGCTTTAAGCTCTACTATTATTGGACCTAGAAATACTATCTGCAATCTTATTGGAGCAGTTGTGATTGGTTCTGGTATAACTGCAAATGCTAATAATACATTATTTGTAAACAATCTTTGTGCATTTGGGTCTATCGCAGGAACTGGAAGTTTTGTTACAACTGGACAAACTGGATCTTTTGCGTATGTTAAATGTCCAAGTTCTCCAACTGCTGGCTGTGTTATATGTTATGATGGGACAAATTGGGTGGCTGGAACTTCTGCTGGCGGAGGAACTGCATTACCAAATGGCACAAGCGCAAATTCAGCATTATGCTGGAATGGTAGCGCTTGGGTGGCCGCTCAAACTGCCGAAACTACTGGCTATGCGCGTTCAAACTATTTAACTACTGGAAATGGATATTTAGCAGTTAAAACTGTAGCGGAAAATATGTTTGTTACTTCTTCTGGCGCTACAAGTTCAATTAATTTTGATTTAATTTCTGGATCTTCTTTGTATTATGCTGGAGATGCAACTAGTAATTTTACTTTAAATTTAAGAGGCAGTAGCGCTTGTACTCTTAGTAATTTAGTTCCAGCTTTTAATAGTATTTCTGCTACGTTTATTTATAATGTAGGATTAACGGCCTACTGTTTAACTGGAGTTTACATAGATGGCAATTTATGTACTGTGAAGTGGGCTGGTGGGGGAGGAAACCCAAGTCCAGAATTATCTGCAGTTAATATGTATTCAATTGTGGCAATAAGAACTGGAGTCTCAAGCAGTCATTGGTCTTTAATCGGATCTTTAGGATTTTATTCTTAATATGGCTTTTTTAAATAAATTAAGCAGTATTCCCAAGAAAATAAAAATTTCTTCTTTTTATAGATTTTTTCCACTTGATATAATTTATGGGCCACCATATGATTATAACAATGGTAATTACAGATTTGGAGTTGTTTCGAAAATAAATGCAGATGGAAATAAAATTGTAATTGGCGCACTCCCTGGACGCAGTAGTTTTAATGGTTTAGTAAAAATATATTCAAAAATTAATGACGAATGGGTCGAAGAGGGTGGCTTCACTGGTCCATATTCTTTTGGTCGTGGGGTAACAATAAATTCCGCTGGAAATAGAATAGCTGCAGGTGATTTTGCAGCAGGAACTGCTAAAATATATGAATTCAATAATTCCCAATGGGCGCAATTAGGAAATACTATTTCAAGCGCTTATGGTTTTGGTGAAGATCTTGCAATGAACGCTGCTGGAGATAGGATAATAGTTGGTAATTACAGAGGTGTTGCGGCAGCAGTTTTTTCATGGGATGGCGCACAATGGACGCAATTAGGAAATACTTTGTCAGGGTCAGGAACCGATCAATTTGGTTTTAAAGTAGCCATGAGTGCAGATGGAAATATAATTGCTATTAGCGCTGCATATGGTAGTTTTCCTTTTCCTGAAGTATATAGATGTGGATACACAAAAATATATTCATGGAATGGTTCACAATGGACACAAATGGGACAAACTATTTATGGTAGCGCTGAAAAAGATAATTTAGGCTTTGGTCTTTCAATGAATGCGGCTGGCGATAGAATAATACTTGGAGCGCATGGAGATTATGCATATTATTATCCCGATTCTGATCAATCAAATCTTACTGGTGGATATGCTAGGGTATATTCTTGGAATGCTGCAACTAGTACGTGGATTAAATTAGGAGCTGATATTTTTGGCAGGAGAATAGTAAATGACACTTTTGGTTCTTCAGTTTCAATGAATCAAATCGGAGACAAGGTAGCTATTGTTGACAATTTGGATTACTATCCTTTTACAGCAAAAAGTCTTGTTTATATATATCATTATGACGGAACAAATTGGATAAAAAAGGGTCCGTCTTTAATTGGCGGTAACACTATTAGTACTTATGCTGTTACTATAAATAGCAGCGGTGATACAATTGCATTTGGATCGGAAAGTAAGGGAGTTAGAGTATATAAAGATCATTTTGTATAAATACTTAATTAAAGTTACTGACCCATTAATTTCATCATTTGTTCCATATTTAAAGATCCGCCATTCTTTTTTATCTCTTCTGAAAGAGACATTTTTTGAGCAGTTGGATCTAAAATATCTAGATCTTTTTGAGTTGCTCCGAAAACTGCCGTTGCGCCTTCTTTATGTTTAGATTGAAAATTTTGTCTTATTTTTTTTGATTCAACAAAGTCAAATATTTCTTCTGGATTTTTTTTGATTGAATCTGGAATATCGTCATGATATTGAAATATATTATTAAATATTTTTCCATATAATAATAATTTCATTTGATATATAGAAAGATGTTGAATAAATTTACCAAAGAACTCATAAGGTTTTTCGCATAAAGATAAATACATATTAAAAAAATCTTGGAGGACTATTTTTTGAATATTTGGATCAGAAAAAGACAAACTCATTTCATAATATTTTTTTGTTATCAAATTCAATTCTGAAGACGTTAACAAACCAAAATCTTCATTATTAAATTTCAAACATTTTAATTCTTCATCGGAATAAATTAATGTTCTCAAGAATTCTTCGTTCGCCATTCTATTTGCATAATCCTCAACAGTCAATCCAATCAATTCATTTTTTTTATTTAATAAAAAATTAAGCTGGCTTTCTTCTTCGTCTATTAACTTTTGATGATTTTCTTTCTGCGAAGGCAAAAAGAATTTATCTTTAGACTTTTTTAAATTGGTAACGTAGGTTTTTAATTCGGATATTTTTAAATCATCCTTTTCGTTCCAATCTCCATTCTCAGTCAATCTTTTATATACCTCTTCGGTAGTTTCAATGCCTTTTTTTAAAGCGGTTTCTTCATATTTTTTATATAAAAAAATAATAGATTCTTGATCCCTAATAGATGAATGTTTGAAAAAAAGCCTTTGACCATTTAGATCAAAGGCTGTTTTACCATCAAGGATTTGAATGAATTCTGATATGTGTGAATTATAGTTCACCAGCTTCTATTTTTTTATCAAGATCTTCGAAGTCTTCTTTGCTTGAAGCTTGATTGAAAAACCAAAATGCAATTAAAGTTGAAACTTTCTTCGAGATCACTCCATAATGTTCGTCTGGAGCTTCTTCTTTTGCATAAAAGTTTTGCAACTTCTCTTCAAATTCTTCTCCTTTAAAGTAAGGTGCTTCTTTTTCATCTTCGCCTTGCTTAATGTAAGTTAAATTTAAAATATACCAAAGCAATAATTTATTTTGAGCCTTTGAATCTGCAGTGTGATCGAATAGGGATCGATAGTTCGATTCAATCTCAATGATATCTTTGCGAGTTTTTGTCAAATCTTCCAATACTGCATCAATTTTTTGTTTGTTTTCTTTCTTTTTTGAAGAACTTTCAAGGCGGATGTTTTCATTTTGGAGATCATAAATTTTCTTGTATAAATCAACTAATTTTTTAGATTCGTTTTCCGTAAGCATGCCGCCAGTATCCGAATACTTTTTTGCCAACATTGCTTTTGTCAAAATTCCTTTTTTAATACACTTACTCATTTCGACGCTATATTCCAAATCGGCTTCTTCAATTTGGCGGCGAGTTGGCTTTCTTAAAAAGATTTCGAAAGGTACTTTTTCAACTACCTTTTTCATTACAATGATTTCTTCCTTTGTTTGTTCGTCAACTCTTTTTTCTTCTATTGTGTTTTCTTTTTCCGAAAAGAGAGTGAAGCTATATAAATTTTTTGATTCCATATTCCTTATTATATATTAATTTTTAAATACAAAACTTACACTAAAATCTTGTAGATTATCGTCATTTGATCGAACTGCTTCATTCCCGATATCTAAAACTCTTTTTCTAAGCCAAGCCATTTTTGCCTCAGTAAAATAATTCGAAGCATCGACATATCCATGATATTGTTCTGGAATACTTTGTTTGATTTTTAAAACTTGTTGTTCATGTTCAAATTTAAGGTCTTCAATAAGCATTAGATATTGCTTAAATAATTGACTAATTGATTTTGACGATTTCTTTGCTAAAGTTTCTTTTGCGTTCATACCTTATACCTATTTATAATAAATTTAAAAGTGTAAATATATACATGTCGGGATTTTTAACTCAAAATCAAAAAGATAATATAAAAGATATCATTGATCGAATTCATGATACTTTTGCTAGACAGATTACTGTTTATAAATTTGGACAAAAGGTTGCAATCGCAACAACCACGCAATACAATTCAATATATAAAACAAATGCAGTTAATGGTCGCCAACAATTGACGCAAGTTTCAAGAACAATAATGGCTAGGATTAAATATGAAAAATTTGATCAAACTAATTTTTATCAAGAATCATCTCAAGAAAAAATAGTTATTCCAGAAGGCGTTGTTTATATAAAGGTTGATGAAGAGGGTTATAATTACGTCAAAGATGCAAAAACTGTAGAGTTAGATGGCAAAACTTTTGCAATTAAAAGCCCTGGAAAACCAGAGGGAATGTTTGGGCCTCAATACTATCAATTCTTATTAATACCATTAGAAAACTAATGAAATTTTCTAAAGCTCTTGAAAAGAAAATAAAAACTGCAGCCCTGCTTAAGGCTAAAAAAAATAATACTCAAAAAATAAAAGATTCTGCTGAAAAATTAAAACGAAGCATGATTGAGGAATTTTTAAGACATCCAATAACGAGAGAATTGCTTGACAAGAATACAGCGGAAAATTATAGCCAAACATTAGTAGGATATGGAAATTTGTATTCATTTATAGGGTTTGATTATCCAGAAGATCCAGTAGCTCCAATTTTAGATTTATTAAATGCAATAAAAATAGATGTTAGATTAATTGGCGATAACTTATTTTTAAATATAAAAATGCCTACTCCAGATGATGTTTGGTTAGTTACGCCAATGCCTTGGGCAGACGGAAGAAGTTGGGCCAAAGGAATTGAATCTGGTATTTCTGGTTTGAATTTTTACCTTTCGATACAAAAAGCTGGAGTAAAAGCACTAAGAGCTTTTCAGGATTCTCGTTCTGGAACCGCAATTCAATCTAAAAAAGTAATTACTCCATCTGCGAGATATGTTCCAACTCAATACATATCAACATTTTTAAAAAAATACAAAACTAAATTCTCTTCACTAGGAAAGAAAAATATAAGTGTATTTACAGATGTAACTTCATTAAATGAATGAAACCTCAATTTCAACATAAACTCGCTACATCTTATTTGCTTTGGTTTGAAAATTTTTTCATGAAAAAATCCGAAGCCTATTCAGTGCAAACTGGAACATTTACTCATTACGTAGATGATAGGTTGCCAGTTGAGTACGAAAGTTTTGGAAGCCAATATAAACAAATAGTTTACGATTCTTCGCTACCGAATGTTTATGTACCTTCTGGATTACATGTAAATAATGCCTTTGTCCCTTTTGAAAACGATAAATATATGCTTGATTTTGATAATGGTAGATTTATTGCCAGTGGGATTTCAAATAGTAGCGATGTAACTGGTCGATTTACAGTTAAGGATATAAACTTCTACTATACAAACGATACTGAAGAAAATATCGTATTAAATGTTCAAGAAAAAATAAATCAAAGCGTTTCAAACATTCATACCGATTACTATCAACCATACGAACAAAAAATTCCAGCAATTTACATGTCTAATGACAGTATGAAAAATAAACCTTTTTCATTTGGTGGAATGAATGAAACTTTAACAAAAGCAAGAGCAACTATTATTGCTAACAATAGTTATGAATTAGATACCGCTTTGTCTATTTTTGCTGATTCATATAACGAAAATATTTCACTAGTTGATTTTGAAGCTCATCCTTTTAATGAGTATTCAAGTTTGAAAACTGGATATTACTCTTATGAAGATATAAAGTCTTTCTATCCAAAAGAAATTTTTGTTAAAGAGGTTTATACTTCAAAACTTTCCGATAAATTAAAGCAAAATTTATTAAAAGATTTATATATTGGATTTATAGATTTTGATTTATCAGTATTCAGATACAGGCATTAATATTATAATTTCACATGTTTAATCTAAAACTGTAAAAGTTTTAAAATAATTTTTTAATTTTATGGCACGTAATCGCGTTATTTATCAAAGTGAAGCTCTCTATGTAGGCAAGAATGTTAATTCTTCCGCTTCTGGAGATCATCGTCAACTACAAAGGGTTCAAAGTGCTAATTACAATTTTAGCATAGCTCGTCAAGATGTTAATCAATTCGGACAGCTCGCTCGTATTGATGCTCTAGTTCTTCAATCTCCAACTGTAGCTTTGGATTTTACTTACTATCCAACAGACGGTTTCAACGAAAGAGCTTTAGGATTTTATGTTAGAACTGGTTCTG